TTGTTAAAAAGGAAGATAAAGACGAGGAAGTAATGACTATGATTATCTCCACAGATGATGAAGACCGTCACGGAGATATAGTTATGCAAGATTGGGATTTGAAATGGTTTAAAAAGAACCCTGTTCTCCTTGATTCACATAATTACGATTCTATTACCCACATAATCGGTAAAATGAATAACATTCGAACCGAAGACCATAAAACTAAAGCTGAACCAGAGTTTGCTTTGATGAATCCAAAAGGTGTTCTAGCTAAGAGTATGGCTAAGAAGGTTTTTTAAACACTTCGTCTGTTGGTTTTATTCCAAAAGAGTTTGATAAAGATGGAAAGATATTAAAATCAGAACTATTAGAGGTATCTATGGTATCTGTCCCTGCTAATGCTAGAGCTTTATTTGAAAAGGTAGCTGATGATACTAAAAAGGAAATAGAAACACTTAAAGAAGAAATAATTGAGAAAGCTGATGAAGAAATAGTAGAAAAGATTATTGAAACAAAGGTTGTTATTGATAAAAAGAAAGTTATCCTTAATTCAATAGCTATGGCCTTAAAAGAGATGGATAAAAGTAATATGGCGAATAAAAGGGAAAAGATTTTAAAAGCACTTCGTTCTTTATAGTTTAATAAGAATCCGTTATAACCAGTATTTAATCCTTTCTGGGGGATACGTTTTATAAGGTTTTATTAGTTTAATTTAATCATAAATATATGAAAATTAAAAAAGCAGACCTTGAAGCTATGCTTAAAGACGCAGGCGATGCGACTGAAGTAGAAGTCAAGGAGGACACAGCCGATGCTGATGTTCAAAATGAGGTTAAGAAAGCTTTCGCAAAGGAAGCTGGAGAAGTTGAAACTAAGCTAGTCAAGAAACTTGATGATGCTGTTGTTTCAATGAAAGGTGAGGTAGAAGCTTGGGTTAAATCACAAAAAGAAGCTATGGCTACAAAGTCAGGTTCTTTTGCTGATGAAATTCAGGTTAAGAGAGCAAAAATTAACAGCTATTTGAAAGATTTTTCAAGAGCTTTAATTGATGGCAACGATATAAAGGCAAAGGAAATGACCACCGATAAAACTGGTTCTCCTTACGCTGGATATGTTGTTGATAGCGAATTGTCTGCTGAAATCAGACATTTAGTAACTGAGTATGGTGTAGCTCGTAGAGAATTCTTTACAACTGCATTGTCAAAGAATAGCTATGAAGCTAATGCTTTGGCTACTGACGTTACTGTCGCTTGGGTATCTGAAACTGGTGTTATTGCATCAACTCAGGTTGTCCTTGCTCAAGAAGAACTTAAGCTTAAGAAGCTTGGTGCAATCGTTTCTCTAACAAGAGAATTGATTGATGATTCAGAAGTAGACTTATTCTCTTTCATTGCAACTCGTGTTGCTGAAGGATTTGCGAAAGCAGAAGATAAGGCTTTCTTCGTAGGAGAAGGTTCTGGTGATACCACCAATGGTGAGTTCACAGGTCTTACTAACAACACTACTATCCCAGATGTTACTTTGGCTTCAACCAAAGATGCTGTTTCTGATATTACTGTTGAGAACATTTATGCGATGATTGATGAGTTGCCAGAGGGTGCTCAAGCCAACGCTAAGTTCTATGGTAACCGAACTGTAAAGAGTGCATTAAGATTATTGAAAGATGGTGAGGGTAGATATATCTTTGCTGACCCTATCAATAACGCTGGTTTTGCTACTTTAGCTGGTAAGCCTTTCGTAACTGTTGAAGTTATGCCAACCGCTACTACCGCTACTGCTGGTGATACTGTATTGATTTACGGAGATTTGAAGAAAACTACTATTCTTGGTTATAAATCAGGAATTGTAGCTGATAGATTCAATGCTGGAACTATAAGAAATGTAGCAGGTAATGCTGATATTAACCTTATAACCACAGACCGTCAAGCCATTCGTTGGATAAGTAGAGTCGGTTACATCACAATATTACCTACCGCTTGCGTTAGATTAGTATTGGGAAGTGCTTCCTAGTAGATAGGATTGTATCTTTATTCTAATCCCGTAATTGACTACGGGGTTAGGGTTAAGGGTAAAATATGTTATAATATAAAGATGATTAAGAAAATTTGTTTACAATGTAATAAAGATTTTAATTTCAGGGGTTCTCCTTCTGATGTTAAATCAGGACGTGGTAAATATTGTTCTAATAATTGCAAAGTGAAAGCAAATAATAATGTTTTTTCTAAAGGACATAATACTTGGAATAAAGGAAAGAAAGATTGGATGTCCGAAGACGGAAAGAAAAATATGATTGCTAAAAAAACTGGGACTAAACACTCACTAGAAACTAGACTAAAAATGAGTGTAAAAAGAAAAGGGAAATTACATCCTAATTGGCAAGGCGGTATAACTCCAATAAACTTTAAAATCAGAAACTCAATGGAAATGAAACTCTGGCGAGAATCTGTATTCAAACGAGATAATTATAAATGTGTTTGGTGTGGAAATAGTGGATACTTGCACGCAGACCATATCAAACCTTTTGCTTTTTACCCAGAGCTTAGATTTGCGATTGATAATGGTAGAACTCTTTGTAAAGACTGTCATTTAACTACCGAAACATATGGTGGTAGAACCAAATAAAATTATGAAATTTAGATATTTATATAAAAGCAAAAAGACTAACGAAAGAATAGAATCAGATGTTAAATTAAAAAACCCTGATTATATTCTTATTAGTGTTTATGCTGATACACAAATTAAAAGCAAGGACAAAAACATAATCAAAAAATAATATGGCATTTGAATTTAATCTCAATACAATATTACAAATCATTACTTTAGTTGGTGTGTTATTTGCAGTCTATCACTTCTTCCGCAAGCCACAGGAGAAGTCGGAGGTTATTGATGCTGTATTTAATGAGAGAATGACTAACTACGAAAAAACAACAGAAAAATCTGTTCAATTAGCTCTTAACCACTCACACACAGTTGAATCAAAACTAGATGCCCATATTAAAGAAAGCCAAGACGGTAATAGAACACTTATAAGAATAGAAGCATTATTAGAGCAACACTTAAAACAATAAAATGGATAAACAATACGTTACAGTCGAGGAGGTTTCTAAATATTTACTCTTAGATATAGTAGATAGTTTTCAAGACCAAGTAGATAATTGGATTATCGCAATGTCTAATCAAGTGGCTTTAATGACTAACAGAGAATGGTTAGCTGGTAGTGCTGAATACCCAGAAACAAGATACTTTGATGGCAAAGGAAATGCTTATTTGCGAATCGGAGAAGCTATTGATATTGATGCTGTTTATGTAGGAGAAGATTATGGTGAGAACTTTGTCGCAATAACTGATTATATTACTTACCCTTATAGCGGAAATCTTATTACTAAACTTATCCGTAAAGATAATGCTTTTGACAGAGGTATTAAGAATATTAAGGTTGTTGGACGATTTGGTTATGGTGAAACCGTGCCAGAAGATATTAAATTTGCAGTAGTAGTAATGGTAGCAGGTTTAATTATGAACCAAACTAATCAAGATGGCGAAATTGAAAGCGAGAAGATAGGGAATTATGCGGTTACTTACAAAACAGACGAACAGAAGAATGATTTTAATACAGCCAAGAATATAATCGCTTCAAGGAGAGTAATATTATTGTAATGATTGAAAAATTCTATACCAAAAATTTTACAGTTACGAGAGGAGCTTGGACGACAGATTCTGAGGGATTTTCTTCTTCTGCACCGACAGAAATAGGAACTTTTAAAGGACATTTACAGCAAATAAGTCCTAAATTATCGCAATATCTAAATTTAAACTTCACTACTACCTATTCTATATGGTGTGGAGGGTTAACAGACGTTAAAATAGGCGATATCTTACTTTGTGACGGAATATACTACTCAGTAAAAGAAATTCAAAACAACACCCTTGTAGGCTCAAATACGCATATAGAGATTATAGCCGAAAAGAGTGAGGAATTAGGAAGTTAATATTATGTCTATAACAGTAAAAATAAATGCCGATAAATTAAAGAAAGCAATCCAAAGAAACCCTGTGGCTGTTAGAAATGGTGCTTTGATATTTATGCGAGATTCTATTAACTCTTATTGGAGAGGTATAAATAATACACCTAAGTGGAGAATTGGTGATGAAGGCGGTGGTGTGCCAGTTGCAACAGGTAACTTGAGAAAAGCTCACAGAAAAGAAATTGCCCCATTTGAATCAAGAATATGGGTTGATGAGAATAAAGCAACTTATGCTAAATTCGTTCACGGTGGGACTAAAAAAATGAAAGCAAGAGAATGGTTAACATTTGCTAAACTAAGTATGAGTAGAAATGTTGAAATGTATCAGAAAAAATTTCTATCTGATATAATAAATAACTTAACAAAATGATTAAAAAATGTGAAATTTGTAATAAGGAATTTAATGTCAAAAACTATCTAGTTAAAAGAGGTCAAGGAAGATTTTGTGGTTTTAAGTGTATGGGTAAATACCAATCTGTTTTAATGAAAGGACACAAAACAAAACAGGAGACAAAGGATAAAATAAGAAAAACTTTAACAGGAAGAAAACGACCAGAGATGACTGGAGAAAATAATCCAATGTTTGGTAAAAAACACACACCAGAATCATATGCGAAATTAGTAGAAGCAAATCGGAAAAATGCTAAATCTGGTAAAGATAATTGGAATTGGAAAGGTGGATATGAGAATAGACTTTGGCATAATAGACAAAGAAGAATACAAAAAATAGGTAATGGTGGTTCACATACACTAGGAGAATGGGAAAATTTAAAAGCACAATATAATTGGACTTGTTTATTTTGTAAAAAGAAAGAACCAGAAATAACCTTGTCAGTAGACCATATCATACCAATTTCAAAAGGTGGAAGTGATAACATACAAAATATCCAGCCGTTATGTAGAAGCTGTAATAGTCGTAAAGGAGCAAAGATAATATCAAAAAAATAAAATGCAAGAACAAATAATCGCTACAATGAAAGGGTTTATGCAGGAAATAACACAAATTAAAGAGTTATTTGACTACCCATTACAGGGTAATCCAAGTAAATTCCCTGCTATGATTTTCTATGTGATGGACTGGTCTAACGAATTTAATAGTCAGAAAGATAACTTTATTATAGAAAGATATAATGTATCTATTATTTTAAGTTCATCAGGCACGACAGTCAAAGCTCTTTACAATACAGTAATGCCGAAACTATCAGATAAAATCCGTTCAGAATTAGCAAAGAATTGGAACTATGGCACGGTTGATGGTCATAGAATATGGGCGAAAGCAATCAATGGGGTGCAAGAAGTTACCAATGAGCAATCAGGAACTCTTGTATCATTAAATATTACACTTGAGGTAAAATACCTAGCCGATGTGTAATAGTGTTAAAGGAGAAAAAATGGTATAATTATAAGTATTATTAGTTAATAAAATTAAAAAAATGGAAGAATTTATAGGTAGAGAAATAGATTTTGCAGTCGCAGTTGAAGCAGTCAGAGGAACTGCCGAAGCTACTGCTGATAAAACAGTTAGAAAAGTAGAATGTAATATAATTCCTCGTGCTGAGAGAGTTATTGATGATTCAACTTATGGAAAATTAGAAGATGCAGAAAGAGTCCGAACAGTTAGAAAATGGAGCGAGGGAGATGTATCAGGTGTTGTCCACGCTGATGTTATCGGTTATTACTTCGCAAACCTTTATGGAGGTGTTACAAGTTCTGCTAATGGAAGTGGTTATGACCACGAATTTGCTATGGAGCAAAGTATCGTTCACCCGACACTTACCTTGTTCGTGAAAGATGCTGGTGTTAGACAATCTAAAATCGCTGGTGGTGTTGTTTCCACTTTGGAACTTACTGCTACAACTGATGACTTGATTAGATATTCCGCTTCGTTTATCGGTAAAGAAGGTGCAGATGATACTTCTTCAATCCCAGCACTAGGAACTGATTATGATTTCGTTAGTAGAGATATTGCTGTTAAAACTGCTTCAAGTGAAGCTGGATTAGCAAGTGCTACTGCTCTTAAATTAAAGTCACTTACAATCAACTGGAATTCAAACGCTGAAGCTGATTGGGTATTCGGTTCTTATTCACCAGAAAATATCTACAATAAGCAATTTGCTATTGAAGGCTCTTTTGAAAGAAACTTTACTGATGAAACTTTCAAAGATTTATACGAGGGAGATACTTTCGTTTATGTAAACTTCAATATTAAAGGTGAAGCTGAAATCTCAACTGGTGTTAATCCAGAACTTGATATTCTTGGTTACAAATTACAGGTTACCGATTGGTCAAGAACTTCTGCTGGAGATGCTCTATCAGTAGAAACTGTTACATTTAAACTATTCTATAATGTAACTGATACTGCACAATCTTTAGTTACTCTAACCAACAAAACTGCTTCATACGTTGTTGGTAGCTAATAAATAAAAGAGATGAAAACATTAAAATTATCAACTTGTGAAGTAGATATTTCTGAAGATAAAATCAAATGGGGAGAAAGAGAGCTAATTAAATTTACTCTATTCAACCCAACGACTGGTAGCATTACCGCTCAGTCAATGCTTGATTCTAAAATCAAGAGGTTTGAAATTTCTATCAAAGAAATCAGAGTAGATGGAAAGAAAGTCGCTTTTTCTAAAGAATGGGCTTTATCTTTACCGAGTGATGATGGGGAACTACTTGTTGATACATTTAATGACATCGACCAAAAAAAAAATATAGAATTGACTCAGGAGAAGTCCTCGGAAGAAAAGGAGCAAGTGAAATAGTAATTATTGAGATGTTGTCTAAGGTTTATGGTTGGACTCCACAGCAAGTAAGAGACATTGATGAGGGTGACGTTCAGGCTTATCTTGATATAATCTCTATTAGGAATAAGCACGAGTCTAATGAGATTAAAAAAATAAACAAAAGATAATGAATGAACGAGAACTACAAATTTTAGTATCAATGAAAGATGAGTTCAGTCAGAAGATGACTGGCATTGAAAAGGCTTTAGATAAATCCGTTAAGGAGGCAAATAAAGCTCAAATTTCATTTAAAAAACTCGCTGGAGCATTAGGCGGTATGGCTACTGTCTATGCTTCTTTGCGTTTTGCGATGTCTTCTGTTGCTGAATATGCTGAATTAGAATCAACACAATTAAGACTTGAAAAGATAGTAATGAATGCTACTGGCTCAACTAAAGAGCAAGTTCAAGCCTTACACGAGCAAGCAAGTGCATTAGAAAAACTTGGAGTAGTAGATAAACAAGTAATTGGTTCAGCTCAAGCAAAGCTGGCTACTTTTGATTTATCTATTAGTGCGATTAAAGAGCTTACCCCAGCCTTACTTGATATGGCGGTGGCTGAATATGGTGTGTCAGTATCTTCAGAACAAGTTACAAACCTCGCTAATGGTTTTGGAAAAGCTCTACAAGGTAATACTGAGCTACTCACAAAGCAAGGATTCAAATTGTCTGATTATGAAATAGAACTTTTAAAGAACGGAGATGAAACTCAAAGACTAGCTACTATGAATGAGATTCTAGGTAGAACTTATGGTGGAGTAAATGAGGAAATGACAAAGACAGTAGAGGGTGGAATGAAAAAGTTTCAAATACAGATGAACGACATCAAGGAAACTGTCGGAAAAGAAATAGCTCCATCACTTTTGGAAATGTCTGAAATTATAGTAAATAATCTCCCAGCGATGATTGCTTTATTTACTGCTCTAGCTAAATCAATGGCTAATGTTTTGACTTGGGTTACTAAATTAGCTGGTGTTAGATTGATAGACCATACAGCCCAAGTAGAAATATTAAATGATGAGTATTTAACTCTTACTGATTCAATGATAAAAGCTGGTGAAGCTGGAGATAAAGAAACTGCTAAAATGTTTGCTATCGCTTCTAAAGCAAAAAAGGCTGAAACAGAAATACTCAGCCTTACAAAAGCTCAAGAAATACTCGCTAAATATCAAGGTGGCAACGAAATGATTAGTAAAGGCGATATTGTTTTGCTTGAAGGTTACGGACATTTGGTAGACGAATTTTTTTCTGTTGAAACAAGACAGTCTGCTGTTCAAACTGAATTATTTGCTATCAATACCGCTCTTATAAAAAATAAAGATATTATTGAGGAGAATTCCGAAGCACAGAAGAAAGCGATGGAGTTACTTACTAAGCCACCTAAAACATCTGGCTTACCAACTATCCTTACTGAAGATGATAAAAAGAAAATGGAGAAAGCTAGAGAAGATTTAGCTAAAGCCCTTGAAGACTTCACTGGAGAATATTCTAAATTTGGTGAAAAACTTGAAGACCAATTATTTAGTCTTGGTGAAGAACATACTTCTGCTGTCGCTAAATTCAAAGAACAGATTAAAGGTTTACGAAATGAAGTTACTGCTTTAAATAACTCTTTTGCTAAAGGTGAAAGTTCTGACCGAATGACTATGGCGGAGGAAATCGTATCTAACGAAGAAAGAATCGCTGAAATCCAAAAAGAACTCGCTGGAGAAGTAGAGAAAAACAAAGCTCGTGAATTACAGAAAGAGTTAGATGCTAGATTACTCGCAGAACAGACTAATGCTGATTTTATAAATCAATTTGCTACTGAAATAGCAGAAGCTAAACGTGTTGCTGGACTTACTGACCTTGAACGCTCTATTGAAGAATATAACTCTCGTAGAGCTTTAGCTACACAGGAATACAATGAGAAACTAGCTTCCATCAATGCTGAAATAAGAGAAGTAAAAAAAGCTCAAAAAGAAGAAGCTAGAATATACCAAGAAAAAACCGATTTCATATCCGAGCAATTAAAATCTGCCGAAGCTAGACACGCACAAAGTATGGAAGCTAATCTTTTGACGACTGCTAAAACAGTTGAGAAAGAAATTGAATATTATAAACGTCTTGCTGTCGCTATTGACGCAGTTCGTGGTTCAAATACTTCTGGTTCTCTTAATCGTAATCTCGGTAAAGTAGAGAAGGTAAATGATGCTATAATCGCACCAAATGGAAACATCATATCAACCCACCCTGATGACTATTTAATCGCTACAAAGAACCCACAGAGCTTAGGAGGAGGCTCTTTAGTCATCAATATCCAAACTATGATAGGTAGTAGAGAATATGCCGAAGAAATGGGTAATGAAATAATCAAAACATTAGCTCTCCAAGCACAAATTTAATATGGCTTATCAAATCAAAATAAATTCCGTAGATAAAACAAGTGATATACTCTATAACTCTTTCAGAATTACAGACTATATCAATCAGCAAGTAGATACTTGCTCTTTTGAATGTAGAAATTTCAAGCCATTACTCAATCAAGAAATTGAGGTCTATTATGATACAGATAAAATCTATGGTGGTGTTATCGTTAAAGTAGAAACACAAATACGAAAAGGATATTCTGAATACCAAGTTACCTGTAAAGACTACTCGCAATATTTAAACCGAGAATTAGTGAGTGAAAGATATACTAATAAAACTGTTACTGAAATTATTACTGATTTGCTCGCTGAATACGCACCAGATTTTACAATGGTTAATGTTGTTGGCACTTCTCTTGTTACTTCTATTACTTTTAATCGTTTAAATCTAAGTCAATGTTTTGAAGCTTTAGCAGACTTACTTAAATATTCTTGGTATGTAGATAGTGAAAAAGATATTCATTTCTTTGCTCAAAATGATGAAGTCGCACCTTTTAATCTTACTGAAACAGCAGGAAACCACGCTTACGAATCACTTAAAATTATAGAGGACTTCTCACAACTTAAAAATCAAATCTATGTTATCGGTGGAGAGTATGAAGGAGAATCTCGTTCAGAAAGTTATGTTGCTGATGGAACGCAAAAGCAATTTCCTTTAGCTTATAAATATGCTTCTATCTCACGAGTTAGAATTGTTGGTTCACCAGATTTAACTGTTGGTATTGATGGTGAAGATGAAGAAGCCAATTTCCAAGTGTTCTGGTCGCCTAAACAAAAGTATTTAAGATTTAAAGATAGTAACTATCCTGATGCTTTAGATGTCGTAGAAATAACAGGAATTCCACTCTTTCAAGTCTTTGTTAAAGTCCCAGACGTTGCTTCTATTGCTGAGTTTGGCTTATACGAATTTAAGATAAAGGATACAAACCTCACATCAAGAGCTGATGCCATCGCTAGAGGTGTCGTAGAACTTCAAGCGTATGCTGATTCAATAGAAGAAGGTTCTTTTGTTACTAATACCTATGGTTTACGTTCAGGACAGACAATAAATATAAATGTTGGCGACACTAATACAGATTTTATTATTCAATCAGTATCTATGAATATGATTTCCCCTTTTGCTGGTCAATGGTCTGTTAAATTAGCTACTGTTAAAACTCTCGGCATTATTCGTTTCTTACAGAAGTATCTAAAAATTGAAGATGAGATAGTTGAGGGAGAAACTTTACTTGAATTACAACAGTTTGCTGATGAATCTGCCGATAGTGATTCAGTTGATTCAATTACTACACATACATCACAAGATTATTACTGGGGAGATGATACCACGCAGTCTTACGATAGTTTTTTTGACTTTAGCACTTGGGATTAGTTTATTAGAATACGAGAATATGGTATAATTAGAGTTAATATTTATGAAAGTAATCAAACTAAAACAAAAATCTTCACTAAAAGGTAAATTCCGTATTATTCTTTCTGACCCTGTTACAAAAGAGATTATCCAAACAGGTGATTGGCAAGAAAACATTATATCTAATGCTAGTAATTGTGGACATAACATCATTTTACAGCATATTTATGGTGATATTACCTATCCTTTAGAAATTACTCGTGCAAGATTTGGAACGACTAATGTTACACCTTTAGATACTCATTCAGATATTGATTCACCTTTAGCTTATGATATTGAAATCTCTACGAGAGAATATGTCAGCACGACAGAAGTTAAGTTTTACTTCTTTGCTCCTAGTGTTTATATTCCTGATGATACTTATTACACCTTTGCGACATACGCTGGAACAAAAGTTTTCGGAATGCACTTATTAGACACACCTTTAGTAAAAGCTGGTTCGGTTGATTGCACTATTGAATACAGCTACGTTGTAGATAATTTATAATCATATGCCATTTCAAAAAGGACATAAATGTTATTTAACAGAGGAAAGCCTAAAAAAAATTAGTAAAGCTAATAAA